GTTTTTTTTCAGTGATCAAATTTTGAGCAGTACCATGTCATTTTGACACGGTGTAGATTCTACTCATACCGTCTGCTGCTCAAAAATTAAGCACATGCCGCTCGATGGTAGCCGTTACGAGGTCAGTGTAACGCTTACCGTTACGAGGTCAGTGTAACGCCTACCGTTACGAGGTCAGTGTAACGCCTACCGTTACGAGGTCAGTGTAACGCCTACCGTTACGAGGTCAGTGTAACGCCTACCGTTACGAAGTCAGTGTCACGCTTGACAAACAGTAGATTCTACTCTATGATGCATATGAGTTATTGGAATACATACCCATGCAAAAAAAGAACAAGCCATTAAAGACCGTAAAATCTTACCAGATGGATATTGACTTAAACCGGCGTATGAAGGAATACGCAGACAAGCATCGTTACACCATGTGTTCGTGCGTAGAGGCGGCATTTATACTTTTCTTGGAAAAAAATGGGCAGATGCAAACCGACCAAAAACCGTGACCATCCTCTGGTGAAAATGAAAGATGAGATACTAGGTGGCAATGGTGATAAGTCGTTAGAAGATGCAGCAAGCCCAATTATCACTTCTAAGCGTTGCCAGCTTCCAGGCCAAAATGATTACGATGATATTGTAACGGCTGGCTCCTTCTCATTCGCAGAGGCGAAGCAACGGGAAGAAGTCAAGGCATTGATGGGTGAGAAGGCCCTACAGTTGAAGATAGCCACCCAAACGGCTCAATTGGCCTACGACAAGGAAAAGATTGAAGTAGATGCCCGCAGAGGCGAATTGATCACAAAAGAGGAAAGCAAGCAACGGATCGCCGTCCTGGTATCCGCTTTCAATGAGTTGCTACGGATGGTTATATGCGATGCTGGCGTGAAGTTTAACCCATTGGAACGGGAATTATTGGTGGAGGAATTATCATCTAAGTCTAATGACGCTATGGGCTTACTCGCAGACGCAGTAGCCTCCCGTAAAAACATGGAACAAATATCCGTAATTTTGCAAAGTGCGTTCCGGTAATGAGTTCCATTGTTTCTTTTGATTGTTTCGATGAGGATTCTGCCAAGGATGTATCATCCCTAATTCGTCCTCCTAGGCGTGCTAAAACCCGTATCGAATTCGCCCACAGTATGCGGCTCCCTGACGGTCCTTCGCAGGGTGACTTTTTCCGCCCTGAGACTGAACCAGCGCAGTTGCACTTCATTAAGGCCTTAGACTCTAAGAACTGGCGTAGATTCGTCCTTATAGCCCCTTCGCAGCGTGGCAAGACAACAGTTAGTATCCTCATGCCTTGGCTTTATTCCATTGTAGAGGAATCTTTCGCAGTTGGTTATGTGATGCCTAACCTGGATAAATTGTCTCAAAACTGGGAAGGTAAACTCAAGCCTGCCATCATTGGTAGCGGGTTCGGTGCTTGGCTCCCTAAGTCGGGACCAGGATCAAAGGGTGGGCGTCCTGCTGCTCTTGCACTCCAGAATCCCGTCACTGGCAAACAGGTTATCACCTACTTCATGGCGGGAGGCACAGGCAGCCGTGAAACCGCCCTATCTTCTGTAAGTCCTGCTCGCCTTATGATTGATGAGGTTGATGACTTCCTAGATGCTGGCATGGTAGAACTGGCCTTGCGCCGTCTGGAGTCATGGGGCAAGAAGTCTTTGGCGTTCCTGGCATCCACCATTAACAGTCGTGGCGACCGTGAGGATCACCCTGTGTTGGACTTCTACAACAGAAGCGATGCCACACAGTCACGCATAGCCCATAAATGCCCATATTGTGAATGGTTCCAGGTTATCAAATTTGAGCAATTGAACATGGAAAACTCCCGTATCGCATGCTCCCATTGCGGTGTTTTATGGTCTGATTCCGACAGGTTCAAAGCGTTGCAATTATCAGAGCTTTCTCATGGTCCTAACGGTATCGTGGATGGCAAAATCAACCAAATTTTAAAGCGTTGCGAGTATTTTTCACTCCTGACTACCTGTTTTGACTATAACATGGGTGATTTCAACGCTATTGCTCCTACTTACCTTGTGGCAAAGGATAAGGAAAAGCTAGGTGATTACTCTATGATGGAGAATTTCAGCCAAAAGGTATTATGCGAACCATATACCGTGCCTATTGACCATGAAACCATCACAGACCGTTTGCTTACGATCCGTTCAACGATGGCGAAGTGTTCAAAGGGTATAGTCCCATTAGGTGCAGACCGTATTGTGGTTGGCGTTGATGTTCAAGGGGACCGTTGTTATTGGGTTGCTGTGGCTAGTGGTAGTGGTGATCGTAGGTGGATAGTAGATTATGATGAATGGTTCTGGACTGCCAAGGATCCAGTTACCGGAAAGCCTATTGAGCCGCAGGATTCAGACCGCCATGCCATCCTTGATAAGATCATGTTCAAGGCTAGGGAGGGTTGGGAGAGTGAGTCAGACGAGAAACTGAAGATAAAGGCTGCTCTGATTGCCATTGATATAGGCTATAACCCTAATGGATCAATCGGTAGGTGGTGTTTTGGCAAGGCTGGGATCGTCCCTGTCCGTGGGGACCATGAGGATCGCGTAGTCTCTGAAACACTACAAGGCAAGCACACGACTAGGACAGGCAAGCTATCCTCAACGCTTGTTAGTGATCATGGATTCTACGAGATACGGCAGCAGGAGAATAGTCCAGGCCAGCCTAGCCACTGGTGGTTCGTAAAGTCGCAGACCATGAGAGAGCATGTAGCCGCCAGATTAAGGATTGCATTTGATTTGGAAGGTTCCATGATGTTACCGCATGGTATCGCAGAGAATGATTACCTTATCCAGCATCTTTCGGCATGGGCAATAGTCCGTGAGCAAGATTCCAAAATGGTAAGGTGGGTCCAGATACGCAAGCGTGATGACTATGCAGACGCTACGAATTATGCGATAGCGTTATTATCTCAAAAGCCTCGCCAAAGGCAGGCAAATGCCAATATAGGAAAGATAAATAATAAGCCTCTATGATAAATAAGCCACAAAACCGCATGCAACAGCAGGTATCTACCCGTAAGGAAGTGGAGATTGTAGAAGCCCCTCCGATTGCGCTGCCTGGCAAGGTGACGCCTTGTGTGTGTCCACTATGCGGCAAGGCTCAATCTCCTATTGTTAGGCAACCATATCCAGACAAGGGGTACGCCAGGGTTTATTGTGGTGCTTGTGCTGGTATATTCCATTTCATCTACGCAACTCCAGAGTTCCCAACCCCAAGAGTCAGGTTCCGGACGCAGTAGATTCTACTCATTGTATTATATTTGATAAGATGCTATAATACCTATTGTGCCTACACCATTAGCTACTCTACAATCTCAAATTGATGCGCTTGATGCCAGGATTATCGAGGCGGCAGGCGCAAATCAGATGAGCGATGCCAGTACCAGCGTATCGTTTTCATCTATAAATGATCTCATCGACGCACGAAATAAGCTCCAATCCTTATACGATAGGCTTAGTGGCATTAAACCTATGGCTGCGCGGGGCAGGGTTGTCGGCCTTCCTGGCGGTCCTGTCTCTCAAGGTCAATACTTCTAATGGCTAGATTTAAGCGTCCACGGCAGTCATTTTCCCAGCGTGTTGCGTCAGAGATGAATAAAGGGCGCGGATTCTTCTCCGCTGTCTTCTCGTCTACTTGGAATAGCCTAGGTTCATGGATTAACACTTACGATGCCGTAGACCCTCGCAACCAGACGATGCGCGGTGTCATCGCTCGTCCTGCGTCTGCCGCAGACCTTGTAACCTCAATCCCGTATATCCGCAACCTATGCCGTAATTACGAGCGTAATAACGCAACTGTCCGTGCCGCTACTGAGGGTCTGGTTGCAAATATCGTAGGCTCAGGCATTTATATCGAACCTGACACTGGCGACCCTGACACGGACGAGAAAATCCGCGCAGAGTGGTTGGATTATATCAGAGATTGCTTTATGAACGGCATGGGGCTTTATGAAGCGGAAACCCTAGCCTGCCGTGAAGTCATCGTTGCCGGTGAGGCACTTTGGCGTCCCATCATAGATATGGAGCGCGTGAAAGCAGGCCGTATCCCGCTATGCTTCCTGCCTCTTGAGCCTGAGTGGCTAGGCGATAGTGGGCAAACCATCGTTGGCAATAATGAAGGGTATGTAGGTGGCATCACCCTGGATGATTATGCCCGTCCTGTGACCTACAACCTTACGACTCCTAGCGGCAAGACTGAACGAGTCCCCGCTAAGATGATGATTCATATATTTGAAAAGCGTCGGTCGCTTCAGATCCGTGGAGAGCCTTGGTTTGCCCCTATCCTCAACACTCTACACCAGGAAAAAGACCTAGTAGTTGCAGAGCTAGAGGCAGCCAAGAATACCGCAGGCTATGCGGCCGCAATTACCACTAATGGTGGCATACCATACGATGTTGACGAGAAGGGTAGTCCTACCCGTGACATTAATATTGGATCGGTCTTAGAGCTTCAACCAGGCGAAAATATCCAGTTGCTATCGCATACACGACCAAGCCAACAGATCAAGCCATTCCGCGATATGCTGCGGGGAGATGAATCTGGTGCGCTCCGTATCGGTAGACGCTGGCTTGATCGTGATATAGGCAACGCAAATTATTCGTCTATGCGTGCCGATATGATGGACAATGACCGTCTACTTGGTCCTGTCCGTACTTGGTTTGGGAACCAGTCTGCCGGTATGGTGTATAAGATGGTCCTTCCATACCTGGCTATCAAGGCTGGAGTCAAGCTGCCGCGCAATAACTACCGCCTTGTCCCTGACGGCCAGCCATATGTTGACCCGCTCAAGGACGCACAAGCAGCCGCTAGTAATATCGCTTTCGGCCTTTCAACCTACGAGATAGAGATTGGCAAGCGTGGCGGTGACTACAAGGCTATCTGGAAGAAACTAGCAGAAGAAAAGGCACTTGCAGAGAAGCTAGGCATAGTCCTTAATGACCCTAGTGGTGGCGTCTTTGGAGAGCAGACGGCAGAAGGTCAAGAAAACATAGACGAGAACACTAGCGACCAATCCAAGAATAAAAACAAGCCAAGCAATAAGCCACCGCAAGGTGAGAGGCATATGACTAAATCAGAGTTCTTAGAGGTTATGACCAGGCTTGACTCTGAGAGGAAGCAAGTTGTCCAGCCGCAGCCTAGTGTAACTCTGGTGAATGAAACCAGAATGGACGCGAATACCGCAGCTATCATGGGGAAGGCTATTGGCGAGGCTATCCCTAAACCGGAAGCTCCGATTGTGAATGTTGACCCCGCGCAAATCACTGTTGAGCAGCCAGAGATTAAGGTTGATGTTGCGGCACCTACTGTGAATGTTGCTGCTCCAGAAGTCCTTGTGGATGTAGCCGCACCTACAGTCAATGTCGCAGCCCCCCAGGTAAAGATTGATAATGAAGTAAAGGTGCCTCGTGGCAAGGTTATCGCTAGGCCAAACAATGACGGAAGTGTAACCATGACTCCAGTTGAGGATTGATAGATGCCAATACGCCTCGTCAATGCGAACTGCGCCACCTCAACATCTGCTGGAAACTGCAAGAAGATAGAGGCTGCGTACCTCGGTGCCTATATCGGCTCGGCACAACCGTCTGATGACATAAACACTACGCGAACCTCTGGTAACTTCACAGTAACGGCAGGCGTTTCGCTCCAGGGTGTGATGGTTTGCGTTCGCCGCACAACGATTCCAAGCGGAACCTTCACCGTTAAGCTAATGGAGGGTGCAACTGAACGCGCCACAACATCATCACTCAACACCAGTACACTCCCCAACGGCACAGGATGGGTATACTTCGCGTTTAACACTCCGTACACCGCAGCCGGTGCGACAAACTACCAGATTAGGCTAAACTGCAATACCTCCGCGCAGATCATGTGGATTCGCGGTACTGTTGCTGGAAGCTACAGTTATGCTGTTGTTGGCAATGGTGATGACGCAACCGGCTACACCAGTGGCGATACACTAGTTATCAAAAACGGCATCACCTTCACGGTCGATCAGTCAATGACATTGGCTGCAACTGATGCCTTTTCGATCACTATTGGTGATGCTGGAACGCTGTCGATACCTAATCCAGCTTCACCGATTCTGCTTGACCTAGGTTCAGGGAGTATCCCACTACACACTAATACCAATTGGCTAATCGGCACGAGTGGAACGCCAATCACAAAAGGGTATGTCACTGTCAGAAGTTCAAATTCAAATCTTCTGGCGGCAAGCTATATCCTATACGAAACAATAGACAATAACTGTCCGTGCAATATCTCTTGGTACGGTAATGGTTGCACTACCAACGCTCTAAAGGTGACTGCTACGACAGCCATAGGCCAGACGGTACTCCCGACTGAGGCTGTCCCGGCTACTTGGACCAATGGCGATACTGTTTGTTTGCTCGGCAAAACCGGCACAGCAAATGCGTCAGATAATGTTACATATACGATCACCAAAGGTACGAACCAGATCACCATTAACCCTGCATTGGGGCATGAGATGGTCGTTGGTGGCGTTATCCTCAATAGGTCTGAAGCACTACGCGAGTCAGGTATCTTCATTGACGGCCCCACTGGCGGCGGTGCTGCGTATATATTCACCAATGGTTTAAGCTCGACTGTAAAAACCCTCAAGCTAAGTGGTTGTTTCATTGGTGGGTACACTATTGGAGGCGTTACCGACCTTAACCTTTTGTGTGTTGCTGGCGATTGGGGTATGACGAATGTGTACTTCCGTTATTATGGCACCAATGTTGCGCTCAATTGGTCAGGTGGCGTGCGCGGTGGACACAATATCGAGAATGTGACCTATGATGTTCAGTCAGCAAACGCTGGAGGTCTGTCCATCGCGCTCAAGAATGCGACGATTAACAAGTTGTATTCCAAGCAGAGTTCAAGAACTGATAGTATCGGCATAACCGGGAACAGTGTCGCCATTACAAATAGCGTATTCACCGGGAAGTACGGCAGTTCCTACGGCCATTACTTCGCCGGTTCAAACATGACCATAACCGACTGCGTTATGGTTGGTACTGTGCGCCTAGGCGGTGGCCCAATTACCATGACCCGCTGCCAGCAGAGCTATGCGCTTGCTGACGCTGGGCTTGTGCTGGTTAACGCCTTCGTTGATGCCGTAGATTGCAGCTTTGGGGCAATCGGCCTAGCGAATACCGTCAAGGATGTGTCAGTCCTCTTGGACAGCTATGCCGATGCCTACTTTGATAGTTGCGACATGGGAACGCCAGAAGCCATCGCAACCCTCTGTGTTCCTGGCTCGTTCTTGCAATTCCATAATCTGAACGGTGTAACTGGTCGGCATAAGACATGGAAAGCATATGGGCTTTTCGACACGGCAACCCCATATGTCAACCTCCTGCAAACCTCAATAACGACCGGCGTACATGAGCATGACTTCCAGTTGAATACTGGTTCTATTGCATCGTCCCAGTTTTTCCTTGCTGCGGTTGCACAAGTTCCAGCAGGGTACTATGCTGGTGCTCATGCTGCGCCCAAGGTTGATATTTACGCAGACGGCAATCTCGTTACGCCTCTGGCTACACTATCTCTCGCTGACAATGATTCTACATTGCAGTCTGTAGCGCAGAACTTCACCACTACCACTAATGGCAACCTCCTGCATCTATTCGTTCGTACCAATACCAACGCAACTGGCAGCAACGGAACATGCACATGGTCCAGTCTCAATATCCGTTCCCGCATTTGGGGTAAGTTATTTTACGACTATCCGCTTGCTATAAGTGAAACACTGACTTACCCAATTGCTACAATTGCCGCTGTAGAGAATGACCCATTTATCACCGAAAGCACACAGGCAACCGTTGATGCCTACACTGGAATATCGTTTGATTCCAGCGGCAATCTTACTCTTTCTGAAAACCATTCGCTCCAAGAAGTCTACGATTGGGTAAAGAGCTATTACACTAAGACCGCCCAGCAATTTAAGTCTGTTCCATTTTCTACATTAGATGGTGTAAACTTCTCAATGACTGGTGATGTTACTATCAGTGATGGTGTAACCCTCTCTGGTACTGGAGAAATTACACTAGCAGCCGGTAAAATGCTGGTACTTGGCAATGGAGCAAAGACTTCTGTTATTTTCAATACGGATCTAGGCAGGACTACATCGTTACTAATCCATCTTCCGTTGCCATCAATGGCCTTATGCGTGCAAGATGACGCATTCTCTGATATAGAATGTCTAACTGGTCAGACTGGTGATTATCTTCTCACCATACCAGAAGGCACTACTGGAACATGGTCCTGGGCAATCAATAAGCAGGGTTATTCATTTGCTACCGGCAACTTCACTATGGTAAATGGTGGGTTGTTTGAATTCAGCCCATCATGCCCCCAGGTTTTGACGCCAGAAGGCAACCCAGCATATCAAGGCACTACAAGTGCGCTTGTCCAGATATCGAAAGACTCGACCTATGCGTATATAGATATTGGCGATGGCACCCCTTCGCTACAGAATATATACGATATGTGCGAGGATTGGCTGGCAACTGATGACGGCATAGATTGGATTATAAGCGGCGGCGACGGTACTGCTATATTCAACTCATTCGGTGGTGATTACCTGTTCCTTACCGATAACTGGCGTATCCGTCGCTGGCATGTTGGTGATGACGCAGCTACCGTACCGGCCTTCGTCCAATCAACGCAAGGAATCCCTGTAGATGAGACTAATGGTACTGTCCAGTACCTAACCAGTGACAACCCTACCGCTATTGCCGCTGCGGTTATTGCAGCTATGAATAGCGCACCTCCTGCGGTGAATATCAAGAAAGTTAATGATATCACTGTAAAGGGTACTGGTACGAATACCGATCCTTGGAATCCAGCTTGAGTGATTCATTATCCGCGTCTTGGTCTTCTTCCTGGGGTGCCTCTTGGGGTGCCTCTTGGGGTTTATCTGGAGGCGGCGGCGGCGGTAGCGGTGCTGGCAAGGCTTTAACCATACCTTATGGTGATAGATTAGTAGACTATAGTTCGTTTTATTATGAAGAACGCAATATCTCAGTTATGGATATGGTTAAATACGCCTTTGGTGCAGGATTGATTTAGAGTAGATTCTACTCATTGCACTATTTATACTTATCGGATATAATAACCCCCATGCCTGATATAAAGCTACTAACTAGGTGCCGCGAGTTGGCTATAAGCCAAGAAGCCTCTATTGATGATGGCAATATCAGAATGGTGGCTTCAACCAACGCACCTGTCCAAGTCCGTGTTTCTGTCGATGGCGAAGAACAGGTATGGAATGAGATTCTGGAACACCAGGACGGCATGGTTGATACTTCTGCCGCAAGAGCTATTCTTATCAACCATCGTACTGATGCAATCGTAGGTGCTATAACCTCTATTTGTCTTGATGGTAATTCATCCATCATAGAGGCGAAGATCGACCAGGATGCCAAACTAGAAACCGGCGTCCGTGTCATCAATGCAGTACGCTCTGGCGCTCTAAAAGGCGTCAGTATTGGCTACGGGTATCGGTTTGATAATACCGATGATGTTTCCGTAGATTATGAGCGTCGAACCATCACAGTCCGTAAGTGGCGTCTATCTGAGGCGTCATTAGTTGCTACTCCTGCTGATACCTCGGCTGGAGTTCGTTCGTTATCCTATCCCGCTTCTATGAAAGGAAGCATCAAAATGGTTGAGCCCGTTGCCCCTGCCGTATCGGCGCAGGCCCCGGTGGTTGCACCGGCTGTAGAGCCTATCGCCCCCTCTATCCGTGCTGATGTAGCCGCAATGGCTGAGTCGCACAATCTCCGCAGTTCAGACTTCATTGGCCTTAGCCTTGAAGCTGCCAAAGCGAAGATGTTTGACCTTGTTGCCGCCCGCGATCTAGCCGCTGGCGCGAAGATCAAGGAGCCTGTTAGCTCGCATATCGAAGTTGGCGAGGAAGTAACCGATAAGGTTGCCAAGCGTGCTGTCGGCGCTCTGCTCTGGTCGGCTGGCATCCAGCATACCAATGAGCGTATGGCTGGTCACGAATTTGCCGATGGTAGCAAGCTCGCTGATATGCAGCGTGGCAACGAGCTACGCGGCAAGACCATGACCGATATTATCCGTGGAACCTGTGAGTCGCTAGGCGTCCGTGCTGGCAACCTAGACCGTCACGACCTCGCTCGTATCGCCCTTGGCCTACCCTCTGGCAAGCGTGATGCCGCGAATGTGCAGACCGGCTTCTTCTCGTCCTTCGTCTTCCTCAACCTTGCCAAGAAGGCCGTTAGCGTCGGCTACAGCATGGGCGGGAAGTCGATCAAGTACCAGCCGCTTGTCAGCCGTAACTTCGTCCCCGATTACAAGCAGTTCGCCGTTGGTTCTCTTGGCATGGGCAACCTGTCCAAGACCGTTGAGAACGCTGCGTTCCCTGAGCTAGACAAGGCTGAAGGTGTCTACCTGGATCGCGTCAGCATGTGGGGCGGGACTGTCTCTCTCTCAGAGCAGGCTATCGTTTCCGATGACACTGGCCGTTTCTTTGACAATCTGCGTCAAGCCGGTGTGATCGCTCAGAAGACCATCGACAAGCGAGTGTTCCAGGTTCTTCTCCGTGGTATCAGCACCAGCGATTCAACTTCTACCTGGACTGACAACACCACTAGCTCTGCAACCATCGTCCACACGACCAATGACACCGCAGTTGCAGCCCGCGCCAATCTCAGCAAGGTTGAATCGGCTCTTATGAGCAAGCTGGGTCTTGACGGCAACCCGATGGGCAACATGGCGAGCTACCTAGTTGTGCCTTCCGACCTAGGTTATGTCGCCGCTGGTCTTATGGGAGTCGCCCCCGGCCAGCAGAACCAGACCCTACTACGCTACCAGGTGATTGCTACCCCGTGGCTCCAGTTCAGCGGTCTGACTGGTTACAGCGCAACCAGCTACTACCTGGTTGCTGATCCAAGCGAGGCTTCTGGTCTAGTCCTCTCGACCATCAATGGTATTGAAGAACCAAAGGTTGAGCAGTATGACCCAGGTGCCGTTGCAGCCTATAAGTGGAAGCTCTACATGCCGTTTGAAGTTGGCATGGGCGCTCATACCTACGGTGGTAAGACCATCATCGCAGGCATCCAGCAAGGCGTAGCCTAAGATATAAATATCCCTGCCTAGGAATAAACTCTTAGGCAGGGTATAAACCAAACACTACGAAAGAAAACAACCAATGCCGACCACTTCTGACTTCTCGGGTGTCCTGACCATCAAGGCCCCTGACGCTACCGCAGCCAACAACGCCGCTGGCAAGCAAGTTCTGGAAGCCACTTCCAGCTACACCTTCCTGTCGCTAGGCCCAATCACTGTTGGCGGATCAACCGCTCAGAATGAACTGATTGCCGTTACCCCAATGTTCCCATTCAATCCCAAGGTCATCAAGAATGTTGTGAAGACCGCTGGTACTGCTTGGGTAGCTGGGCAGGCTATCTACCTCATTACCGCCACTGGTGTCTTCATCACCACTTCTGGCACCGGCAAGGTTCTGTTCGGCATCGCTGCCGCAGACGCCACCTCGGCTGCCACTGTCGGTGATTTGCTCCCCTGCCAGCCTCGCTGAGTAGTTGGAGTTTAAAATAAGTGCTACCTCACCTAGCGCATGTTAGGTGAGGATGCACTATTGAGGGGACAATATGCGCTCAGGTAGTCCTATCCTATTTGATATTGCCTTGTTTGATAACACTGGCGCAGGGCTTTCATACGCTAATAAGACTGCATTTGAGGCGGCAGGCTGGAGTCTGGCATTTATTGATATGTCAACCGGCCTAGCAGTCTCTCCGACCATAAGCTACTCAATTGCTCCTGTTGCTGGTGTTACTGGTCGGCATGTTGTCTCTGGTATAACCCTGACTTCTGCCGCATGGGTTGTCCGTGTGACTCCACCAGCAGCAACCTGGACATTTATGACGATGCCATCTGTCTTCTGGACAGGTGAGCAATACGACACTGATAATATCTATAGCCGTGTGAATTCAATTTACGGTGTCACTTCTACGACCACAATCCCGTCCCGTACCTTGAATAACCTTGTAGAAGGCGACTCATACAGCACAACTATAGACATACCAACGAGTTACCTATCTCGCATGGCATGGACTGACCTTTCCGGTACAACGCTTCACGGCACCATCTACCGGACTTCTGATGATGGAACAGGGACAGCAGCAGCAACACTTACTGAAGGTGCAGATCCCAAGGTATCTCATAATGCGGTATTGACTTCTTTCGATATTTCTTGGACAGCATATCCATCTGGAATGGCATTGACTACACCTGAGAGAACTGCTGGTTTTGCTGCATTCCGTGTGGAAGTTCAAGCTGCCAAGTCTGGTAAGACTCTAACAATCCTCTATAATTCTCCATTGACCGTATATCGCCAGGATGACGAGACATGAGCCTAGGTTTCTTTGGTTCTACTTCTCAAAGGCCAATAGTCACTTGGTTGCCTAATACATGGTCTGCTACTCAGACTTTTGCAGGAATTGTAACAGACAGTATACAAGCTGCAACATCAGCAGGCATTGTCCTTAAATCTCTGTCCGGTTCAACTGTTGTCACTCTTGGTCCTGGTTCTGGTCAATCTGCTGCGTTTTCTGATGGTATCTCCTGCGCTAACGGGACCTTCGCTGGCACAGCCCCAGGCACTCCAACTTCCGGCCAAGTCCTAATCGGCGGCGGTGAGGTTAAGGCCGGGGCTGGGATAACCTGTACCACACTGACGGCATCTGGTCTGATCCGTTGCAATGCTTCTGGTAACAACGGTGTGTCTGTCGATGCGGGTGGCGGTGAAAGCCAAATATATTTCGGTAGGACAGCCGGGATTGCATCAATTGGAACCTTAAACGCATATGATTTCCAATTCGTTGTTAATGGATTACAGGCTTTACTGATCAACCAGTCTACAAGAGCCGCAACCTTCGCTTCGTCAGTTTCCTGCACCTCGCTGACGCCTTCTGGTGATATCTCACAAACTGGTGGTCAGTATCACTACCTCCGTGGCGATGCGTCAACCGATGGAAGCGTCCGTTTCAGCAGCCAATCATCTGGAACCATGCTTATCGAAAAGCGTGCATCTGGAGCTTGGACCAGCATAGGGAGTTTCGCATGACACTTATTCTACCTGTTGCTGATTATGATGATTGGCGTTGGTCTGGCAGCGCAGTAAACCCTCCTGGTGCCGCATCTCCAGCGGTTCTGACAGAAGTATCCACCAATGAGTGGCATTGGCAGTTTGTTAATAACAATGTGCTTGTCTGTACCGATCAGCAGATTCCTCACGACTATGAGGAAGGCACTAACCTCCAGCCGCATATCCACTTCGCACCAACAACGACAGCAACATACACTGGAACCTGGACTATTGTAATCACTGATTGGTTGTCAGTCTCTACTGGTTCAGCCAAGCAGGCACAGACCACACTTACCGCAGCGTTTAATTCAAGCATGACAGCGCACCAATGCCAGAGTATCGACTTCTCGTCCGTCCTCACAGGGACAAACCGTAAGATTAGCTCATGCGCTACCGTATTCCTTTCACTTGCAATGAGCGCAGGAACAGCATTGTATCTGCTCGGCCTTGACGCTCATTACAAGAAGAACTCTCTCGGTTCTAGACTTATAACTTCAAAGTAAGAGATACCATGACCGCAATCATAATCCCCATCACCGCAACCCAGCAAGAGATTCGCTGCGATGCGCTCATCTGCCGTAACAACCTCGACATTCCAGAGGATCGTCCGCTGGATAAGTATTCGGTCTACCTTGACCGCATCTCGGAGCCGCAAGACGCTGACGGCAAGCGTGTTGGTGAACGCCAGCGGCTTCCGACTCTGAAGATTCCTACAGCTGATGTTCTCGCCCATGAGATAACGCTAAACGGCCTGACCCTGACCGGGGCGCAGATTATGGGGTTCGTAAATGCGCTTGTGGATGATTATAAGGCTGATAGTCTCCCGGCATAGGAGTTATACCATGACCGACCAGACCAAACAGGCTTTAATCTTTATCCAACAGGCACTTAACGATTACGCTGCGACACTTGCTCCTAGCGTCCGTAGTATCTTTATCCGCGAGGCTTCCCAAGCTCTGCAACTCATTGATTCAGCAATACCTAAAGAAGACAATAAGCAATAATCAACCATGTTCCATGACTTCCGCCAACATAACAGGGAGCCAGCTACATGGGCGCAGGTATTAAACCCTATCTGGTGGGCGTCTGATGTAGAACGCAACCATAATTGGACTTGGTATAAGTGGTTTTTCCGCAACCCATTCTGCAATTTCTTTATGGTTATCGTAGGGATTGCGGATTACGATAGGGATTGTTTTTGGAGCGTAAGTCCTTGGACTTATGCGGATCGTGGATTTAATTATGGGTACTCAATTCCTGTTCATTGCTGGAAGATACCTTTCCCATTTATCAGTTACAGGGGAACCTGGATTGAGTGGGCAATAGGTTGGAAGACTTCTGGAGGGTTCACTATGACCCTTCGTAAATCTAACTCTTGCAACGCAAAGGATATTCCATGAACACTCAGATAGAGATTGAATTGCTCAAGCAGGAGAATCTTCGTTTATGGAATGAGAATAATACGCTAAGACCACTTGTTTCAGATTTACGGCATAGACTCTCTATCGCTTTAAAGGGACTTCAAGACCTAGCATACGCTGAAACAGATATCATAGAAAAAAAAGAATAAAGACAATGACTAGCCATAATGCTGCACCAGCAGTTACACAACCATTCACCCATCCATGCACCCAGCAAGACTTGCTGGAAAAGATCAATGAGAAATTGGATATTATAATTGAACGATTAGCCCGTGGTGATACTGCCATAGCATTGCATGACCATCGCATCAGTGAGCTAGAGAAGGCTGGGAAAGGGCAGGGTTATGGGATAACGGCTGTCAACGCCTTGATCTTTTGGGCGGTTCCGATAATTGGCGGCGGGATACTCTATAGCATCTTCAAGTCTGGTGGGATACCTGGAGCGCATCCATGAAGTATCTACTGCTTATACTTTCTTTGATTCTCATAGGGTGCGGTGAATCCCGCCCTCTTGAGCCGGTCCCCGCTCCAGCACCAGGGGTTGGGGACCAACTTAGGGAACTTGGGTCAATCTTCCTCTGGTGGGGAGGCATCGTCCTTGGCATTGGAGTCATCGCCCGAATCATTCTGGCATTGGCGGTTCCAGCAGCAATCGCAGCCTTTATCCCCGGCGTTGTCCCAGCCATCGCTACCATTATCGCAGAAGCCGGGGCAGTCTCTATTGCCTGCGGAGCCTCCTTTACCTGGCTTGCCGATTACCTCTGGATGGTGGTTATATCGTGTGTCCTTGCCGGTGGTGCATGGGCTTATCTGCATCGTCACAGCATTCGCAATTGGCTTAATAAGCATGTGGTTGATAAAAAGGAAAAGTAAGTAGATAATACTTATTGCATACAACAAGAAACCAATAGCATAAACATATGCCTCTTGTAGCAAGTATTCGCAACTCCCTTTCAAGCGTCGGCAGAAAATTTGCTGATGGTGTAGTGGAGTATCGTGTGCTTACTTCTGCTCCTAACGCTACTCCTAGGACTTTCAGCACTTGGACCGTTCTTCCTTACTCAAGGTGCATGGACTTCTCAGAAATGCAGGAGCAAGACTTAAATGGCATTTGGTGCCTAGTTGAGAATTGTATCCTTCGTGTGCCTTATGAGGCGAATGTAAATCTGAGTGTTAGGCACCAGATACGGCAAGGCCCGACTGCTTCTGGAGTGTCCACCAGCAATATCGTATGGTCTGTCAAGGAACAGATACTATCTGGTGTTGGCTCAGTATCTTCCTATAAGCTCTACCGCAAGACTCCAATGCTTGCCGATTCCCGTAATGGTGGTGTCTAATGTACGCAAATGCGCCTCCAGAAGTTGAAGCTATAAAGTCTATGCTGCTTCTCTGCTCGACTTGGACAGGGTTAAGCGGGACCATCCATTACCCGTCAGCAAGTGCCGGTAATTCTGCGTCACCAGATGCGCCTCCTTTTATCGTTATTGAACCTGTCAAGAATACGCCTAAAGTCATAGCCCCCGGCCTTGTTATGCCTGGTGGGACTATCCAGCTTATACTGGTTATGGTAGACTCTACCGGACAGGATATTGAAAAGAAGGCAAGAGCTATATGCGATGAGCTAGGTCTTGTACCTACCGGACTTCCTATAACTTCCACTGATGTTGGCATGTGTTCAGAACCAGATGCAGGGGCAAGAGCCTCGCAAGAATACTCAGACGAAAACACTCTTTCGCAAGCTAACGCTATACGCTCGATACCTATTATTATCACCTTTGGACTAACCTAACATGGCTAATACATTCGTTGTTTCTGGTATGGGGTTTGCGAAACTCAATACCGTAACCATACCTGTAACTGATATCAGTTATTCCCCTAACCTTGGCGTTGAGCCTTTCCGTAGTGGTGGCGATATTAACGCTTCAATGGTACGCCGCGCCGGGAGCAGGCCAGTTTTCCGGTTTACTGCGCCTCTGGCATCAGTATGGGGCGTCTTAGGTTCTTTCCTGCCTGTCGCCGCTACCGCCTTTGAAATGTACCAGGCTCTCTTTACCTCTGGTCTGCGTGTCTCAACTGGTGCGACCATCTACAAACTTCATACAACCGGAACGGCTTACGCTGTCATCACTGGCATCTCACCCTCTGGCGGTACTGTTCCAATTATCAATGCTGAAGTAACCGTGTATCTCTGCTCTATTGATGGTCTGCTGGATCCTATCACTGTCACCACTGGCTCTCTGCCTACTCTAGCGGCAACTCCCACACTGCATACCATTGGCCCGATGGTTGACAACACAACGGCTGTATGGGGCTTAAAGACTTGGCGTATAGATACTGGTGTCGGTATGGAGCCTATTCAGTCTGATGGGTTCTTCTACCCATCATCCTACCGCACGAACCTCATACAAGCCTCTGCGACTGTATCACATGCCGATGCTGCCACTCTCTATGCCGCACTAACAAGTGACGGTAAAGACTCAACAGGAGCAGGGTTTATCCTGTACGCCCGTGCTTATAATATGACCACAAAGGTTCTGGATACCACAGGGTACTCATTCACTTTCGCTAAGGCTTTTGCATCACTAGATCAAATCCGGCTTTCTGGAACGGATTTGGCAGAGCTAGGCGTAACCCTGACAAGTTACGCTGATCCTGGCAGCCTGGTGCATCCTATAACCGTAGCTACCTCTGCCACACTACCTACCTAAGTGTTATACTATAAGGCACATATAAGCAAAGGCGGAGAACTACCGGCTGAATTGGCCGGTTGGCGTTCCACTTCATTCGATTATTCGCTTAATGAGCAAGTAGACGGCGATACACGGGTTGTTGCCATTACTGAGCCTTTTATATTCGATAAGCCTTCTCATGGTTGGATTAAACTAGGCCAAGGCTGGGAGGTTGCGTCTAAGGGTCAGTTTAACCCTATAAGCCATCTCAAAGTGTCTAGTAAATGGATGGGGCGTGTTGTAGAAGTTGACGGAGTACCTTGGTTCCTGCCTGTCGTTATTGGGAAGTCCAAGGAACGGCTTTTTAAGGTATTCTACGGGGGGAAAGACTTTAAGCCTGTCCTTTCTGATGAACAAGTAGAATTCCTCGCCCTAGCGAACGAAATAAGGGATTGCCACGATTCTGGTATGATGCCGGAAGCCTCTGTGCAGGCTTTTTGGGCTGCCAGGCTACTTACCCTGACTTACTGCCTATCTACAACCAGTATCAGTCTATTAGATATATTGTCGGAAGATTTAATTACAGAAGCTCTAAGCCTGGCAGGGGGATACCATGCCAGCATCGACTGATTTATATTATAATATAGACGGTCTTACTGGCTTCACCAAGAAGATACCGTATGATATGACGGTGTTGGACGCTAGGGACGCATCTGATGTTTTGAAACTGGCAGCCGCTAGAGCTATGGAATGGTTTATCAAAAACCGTCTTCCAGACCGCTTTACAGGGTTTGCATTCTCTCTAGGGTATTCCGCAAACCCTAATACATGGGCAAGGAAGAAACAATTTGCCAGAGATTACAACCCGGAGGCAATCAAGCCTAATATAATGACAGGCCGCGCCAAAATGGAGATATTGAACGGTGCTAGAGTGCAGACCGTTGGCATAGGTGGGGCTAAGAGTGGTAATGTAAGAGCCAAACTCATATATCAAGGGAAGCCAAGCTATCTCAACGCCCAAACATCCGGTGTTACAAATAGGGTATTGGAAACCATATTGCCCAAAGAAGCCGCACAGATGGCCGATGTTTTCTTTAATGATGTTGCTGCTTCTATGAGTACAGTTGCATTGCGTAATGTTGTAAATCGCCAAGGTAATAAAATAACACGGAGAATAAGTGTTGCTCCTGAGATTTCCCAACAATTCGGAAGGACAACCAGGGCAACTTTAACAACCGCAAGGAATTCTGGAGTAAAAAATGCCATCTAGCACTTCTGGTATAGGGGGGCAAACACAAGCCGATCAAGTCCTTGAAAAGCAGAAGCAAGAACTTGCTGATGTACTCAAAGCTGAGACTGCCCTAAGAAAAGAGAAGTTGACAGCCGCCAAGGCTCGCCAAGTCAATATGTCTGTTGCTGATTACTCGGCACTTAGCGAGGCAGATAAGCAAGCCGCCCCTAAGCTATTCCAGGCTCAGTCAATAGAGGCGGCACGGATCGCTAAGAATTTTGAGAGTGAGCAGGCGTTACTTAAAGAGCAGGAAGCGGAAAAGAAGAAGGCACTAGCGGAATCCGCTGATAAATTACGCACATTTGCTGGTGTTGTTGGGGTTGCTGCTTTAGGCATTTCTACTATAAACTCTGCATTGAAAGAGATGCAGTCTCTTAGGTCTTCTGGAGCAGAAGAAATTGGTTCTTCCCGTATCTCATTAGCATCTTCACTTGCTGGCCTAGGGTACAGTCCTAAGCAGCAAGACGAGATGATCAAGAAGGGTGAGACTCAGGGAGCTTTAGGTAAGTTTATCACCCCTCAACAAAGAGCCCAGCTATTTGCGGCGGCTGAAAAAACCAGGGCTGGAACAATGGTCCCTGCGTCTGATTCGTTAAGGAATCAGATAGAATCTATTATAAATGATGTTGGTTCTGGCAAAGTACCATTTCAGGATGCACTATCAGCATTAGGCCAGCCGTTCCTCCCTCAGACTGCATTGGGCATTAGGCGTCAGGGTGCAAAGGCTATTGGGAGGAAAGGATTAGAAGCATTAGCCAATGAGGCTACACTTGCTTCTGAAAGGGCGCAATCGCAGGCAGAAAATATTGAAATAGGAAGGATAGAACAGGCTTCTGATATATCTATTGAGTCTCAGGCTAGAGATGATATGCTAGGAGGATTGACAAGGATTTTCGATAATCCATTAGGTAGGTTATTTGGCCGCTCATTGGTAGATATTGATAATTCCGTACAAGATACTCAATCCTTCAAATCATTTAGACAAATAAATGATTCTGTAAACCCTGTAACAGTGATTCTTAATGCAATTTCAAATAAATTAGACCCATTACCACCTAGCACAAACCCAACGAGGTAGATATGTCATCGCCAACAGTAGCAGTTATTACTTATACTGGCACTTTGATACCAGATCAGATAACCACTTCACCTTGGAATTGCGCTAGTATAATATTCCCTGAGTATGGCGGCATACCTACCAAAGCGCAATTCAAGCATGAGGTATTGCAACCAGACTACCTAGACTCGGCAAGGTATCGGGTTGGAGGGGCGCATTTCCCTAGGTTTAGGATGAATACCATTATACCGGCTGTCGATTACCAAACCGCACAAAAGGTTGCCAGGGAAACAGAGCTATGCCAGGGTGATAAAATCGCCATTACAATTGGCAGTAACCCTTATATAACATGCCAAGTTGTAGGTGTTATATCAAACGCTAATGTTAAAAGGGTTCTTGGTGCTTCAGTCCAAGGATTGCAAGGTGATGATGCTCCATTGGACGGTAATGCCCAAGATGCTTTCGCTTGTGTTGACAGTGAATGGGTGTTACAGTATATCGCACCATGATAACACTCGCCAACACAACCAGGAATAGACCAACATTCAGAATCCTTCATATGGATGAAGGAACCTGGAATTCTCAGTCATGGACAGCGTTGCCAATTCCTGCCATTATAGATAGGACCACCGGCAATATCATGTCAGGGACCGTCAGGCAAGGCGGTTTTGAATTATCGTCAATTTCCAGATGGTGTTTGCCAGATGAAGATAGGGCAGAGTTCTTCATGGATTATGGGGTGATCAATGGAGAAACCGTCCAGCCTGTCGATCTAAGCAATAAGGTTATACGGATACAAGTCCTTAATGATGAGTCTTTCCCTAACGGTGTCACCAGCATACCGGATAACTGGAAAACCGTATTCGTTGGGTCTGTTATCCATACAAAAGGCATGGAGTTCATAGGCAATAGGCGTGCTGGTCGCATCACTTATTATTGTGCTGGTGCGTTATGGCGCACTCGTATGTGGCCTTTAGACAGGCACACAAGCGATAACTCAGTACACGCTAAAGGTCATCCAGGCTATAATGTGCCGCTTCATGGGTATTTCCGTAAGGTCTTAGGGAATAAAGGCACTGGAGTATCTGCTGACCCATTTGGTGACTTAACTGGTACTCCAGATATTTCATCTTACTATCTGAAACACTCGATACCTATAGATGGGTCTGGTTCTCCAGATTTGAAATTCACTGATGAGGAAGTTATTAAACATGCTCTTGTGTCTTCAAGAGCTAAGAATGAGATGAAGGTATTGGTTGATCTATCGACTGGTCTATTCGGCGGAACATTCTCATGGCCGGTTTCTCCAGGTGACACATGTTGGGATATACTTCGTAGAATCTGCAATCGCCAGCGTGGCAGAGGGTCAGTATATTGCGAATATGAGGATAGCGGTTCTGGTGGGTCTGAAGTCACCTTAACGCTCAAGGCCAGTCCATCGCATACCAATGATATTGTTTACAAGCAATTCGTACCAGGTGAAATGGACGGGACAACTTTAGTAACAATACCGGCTGCAACTATTGGGGAAGATGCTGTAAATGTTGACATAAATGGTGATCACCGCATAATTAGCAATTCTTTCTTATATGAGAATCGGCTTTCATCAGTTTATGATGTTGTCGTTGTCCAAGGTGAAAAGATCCAAGTATTATGTAATCTGAATTTCTTTGGCGGTTCACTTAGCAAGCGATGGTCAACAGATGACCAGACCGCTTTTGATGCCATAACAAATACTTATGTTCGCCAGCGCACTTCTGGACGGTGGCGGCATGTCTACCGCAGATACGGTACTGTTGAGCAATATGATTTAACCGTCAAAAATGAGCCGGGAGCCGATTCTGTTAGTATTAACTACTACACAGACGCCACTGGTGAGATAAAAATAGGCAACCCTGCGGAAGAATACGGTTTGTCATCAAACATGACCTTCCGTATACTCCCTGACCTACCTATCTATGAAGGGTGGAATTATACAACAATCCCGGCTGAAAGGTTTGATGAAGGGTCGGATTATCTGCCTCCAGACCGCACGAATCCTATTATCATGTACCAGGCCGATACAAATACCGGCGATGGTAAGATGACATGGTTCCCGCTCCACCAAGCAGGGTTCAACATACAGCCAGATGATTTTGGGTTGTTAATTATCAACCAGAATGAGGAATCAAACGGTTTCAGATACCTTGCTGGTTCTACTGCTCCGTCTTATAGGAGTTTTGCATCTGATTATTCAAAACCAGATATTACCTTGGCCTCCGGTGTAGACCTTAATAAATTGAATACCATTCTCGGTGTAGAGATAGGGACTAGGGTTTCCATACAATATGATAATGGAGCCGACCCTAACAAAGCATCGAATTACGATATTCTTGGGAAGCGTCTAACACTGACCATTAGCGGCATTCACCTTTGGCTTGGCGCTCCAGGTGCCATATGGGAGCTTGATTATATCCAGGCTGAAACAGTCAATAAGTGGCGTGCCGGTCTTAAACTACCAGACGATAAGATTGCAGCTATTCTCAGGGACGATAGGAACGACCTTTCATTTATCGCAGCATTGACTTGGGAATACTTTGGTCATGTCCATAATCCCGGCACATGGGGATTGAAGGACTGTGGACTATTGGACGCATTTACCGATATAAATGGGTATCGTAGGTTCTACCCGACACTTGGTCAGATTGTTTCATCAGTTACTACTTCTGGTAACTTAGGCTCCATTGAAAACAAAATCACTCTTGATACTCCTATTTCATCCATACACTACAACCATGCACAGTGCGAAACAACATGGCGCACAGATTTCATATCATATGATGGGAATAATCAATGAGTGGTGAGGATATACTTAACATAAACCGTAAGATTAACGAGCTTAAATCACAGATCCAGCTACTAGAGAGCCGTAGTAGGCAAACATGGTCCTACCCTCCATCTGTTAATCTTAGCTCAATAACTTATCTAGGTATAATCCGTTCCGGTAATTTGATCGTTACAGTAGGTACTACAAACTTCTACGGACTTAAATATCCTTCCGCAAATGTGACGGCAGTACCTACGACAGTGGCACCTACTGGCAACGGCGCTTGTCCTGACGGTCTAACGGCAGCATATATTGAGAGTGAGACAGGGGTACAGACTGCTGTATGGATCGGTTGGAGGTTGCAACCTGGCGGTACTGGAATTGTTTATAACGATATGGTTGGAGTCTCAATCCCTGCTGGCGCATCCATCCTCTGCCGCACAAAAATAAGCATGCCAGTGACAGCCGGTGGAGTTGTTGATGTTTATGTCCCATACCGTGTTTTATGACAGATTATAGCGTTTCATTCACAAGTACGCAGTCTGTTGTAGGACCAGATAGCGATGGTAGGCTAGACACTACTACGACATTAGTACCTAGTATGGTTGGCGATACGGAAGTCCTTTGCCATGATCCTATCGGCCTTCGCTGGCCTAAAACTTATAGAGCAGGGTCAAGGGGAGAAGCAATGGGGACTTCTTCTAGTATTACAGGTTTCTCGCAGACATATCAACCAATAGGCGGTGGAGGATCACCTAGAGTTTACAGGTTAAAAACTACACCTACGGCAAGTTTGAAAGGTACTGCACCTAATAGGTACGGTAGGTGGACAGATGGAGACATGGAGACTTTAATTGCAACATATACTGCACCATCACTTGATGTATTCGGATGCCCTATAGCTATACCTTGCGGAACATTACCTACAAATGCTCAATGGGGATTCGTTGTCCAACCCACTCATATTTGCTCTGGTTTAGGGTATATTAGCTCTGATTATTCTACTAATATACACAGTAATGCAGTTTTATGTGTTGATAGGATACAGCAAACCAATGATACTTATACACAAAATATCAATGGCGGTCCTGTAGATAATAGGTGGATACCTATGTCAAATAATGGTACTGGAGTATATAATCTTCTTATGAAGCAATCAGACGGAGGCATTTATTTATTTGATAGAATAGGGTCTTCTAATATACGATCTATAAATTTAAGTGGAACATTTAATCTTTATATTAGTACAGCTAATAGCGCAATTGCTGACCCTGTAGTTAATTTACTTTTCCAATGCTCAACAATAGGAGGTATTATAACAGCCTCAAGTGTCTCAACCACAAAAACAGTGGAAATTGCTGGCGAGGGGACTAATGCTAATGTTTCTGCATTGAAATATACATGCACTTATGACTTCTCTGGAGTCTCATTGCCTCCAGGTACAATATCATATTACCTTGCATTCAGTTATACGAATGGTAGTAAAATAAACCGTGCTGGTAGCTACTGCAATGGTGCTAATATAAGCGCATCATCGTTACCAGCTTCTCCAGTCGCTATATCTAACTTAATATCAACACCTCCACCACCATGCTTCACTAGCGATATGCTGCCAGGTTCAGTTGCCATGCCAGGGATGCTATGGAGGGTGCCAGTATGAGATTCTGCGCTATCTATAGCGATGGTCCTAAGCTACGGGACTCATTTATTGGCGGTTATGATATTGGCATCTGTATAAATAAGGCGGCAAATAAGATACCTAGGCAGCTTTGGAACTGGTTGTGTGCTGGTGATCTTATCGAACACCAAGACTTGTTTGCTGAAATAAGAACACCAATAACCGGCTACTGCTGCATGCCGTCACAGAAGACCAAACTAGACTCATTTAGAAATAAGTCTGTACTAACATGGGATACGATAGGCGTACCAGAAGGCACGCAATGGTCGATAACCGCCTCGTTCTACCTGGCAAAATGGCTCAACTCTGATTGCATCCATGTGTATGGACACAATCAGAGATTAAGAGGCAAGCGTTATACAAAAAATAGGAAGATTTCTGAAAACGCTGAGATTAAGACAGCGTTGGAGAATATCAACCTACCCGTCAGGTTCTACTGAACTTCCTTGACGGAAGCATCCAGGCACCTAATCAGAATTACCTTCTCAGCCTCATCCTGGCTGGCATAGAGAGTTGCATACTTCTGATGCTTCTCCCAGCCGCCAATCGTCACAGTCTTCTTTAGTGTATCATCGAAATACTTGAACGGAAGGCCACCAGCCTGCCGCCAGGCACCAGTGACAGGATCTTTGTATAGGCAGGGCGTCTGCCAATACGGAGGTTGCTTCATGTTGTTGTTTACGATAACGAATGGCATAAAGCCTTTCTGTGTTTAGCGGAGCTTATCCCGCAGTTAAGCTATTTCTTGATCCTGTAACCACGCTTCCAAAGAACTTCTGCTATGTCTGATGCTAATACCTCTACGGCATGCTCTTTCAAGTCAGGTCTACTGATATGGATAGTCTCGTGTATCACACTGTCTAGGTAGTCTTTTTCTCTGGTATTTGCAGGAGGAATTACTATAGACTTAGAGAAAATGGCAATCCCTTTATAATTCTCAATCAATACCTGTACCCTGCCAACAGATAAATTAACAGAGAAGTCTTTAACAGTCACTTTAGAATCCCTTGAGTTTAAGGATGGCATCAGCAATAATACTAGACCTAACCATGTCTTCCTACTCTAACTTCTCTTGTAATGCCAGCATCAGAATATGCAGTATGTCCATTATAGGCTAACCTTTCCCGTCCACCTTCCAGACTTATCAACCCACATAGGGACAGTGATCGGCATACCCTTGATGATGACTCCACACCCAAGGATTGGCCTAGTCTGCTGAAGCCTATTATAAGCAAATGCAAGCGACTTATTATCAATGAGGCAACCGACAGTCATACCGAAAATACGCACAGTAGGAGTCTCTAGGTATTCTATATTCAGCTTCCCGTGATGATGCCCCTGGACAATACATACGCCACCTTGCCTTGGCAAAGCGGTTCCGATGTTGATGCCAAATGAATGACGGAAACATACAGCAACGCCAGGCTTGATTTCCTCTATGATTTCCTCATGCCAAGCCCAACCTGGAACTCCATAAATTTCCTCCAGCCTCTTTATCATTTTCTCGGGGATACCATGAGTCAAAGCCTTACGGTACAACAGGCTACCGTGATTGCTCTCGCATAACCGCATCTTAGGGAATGCCTTATGCAGAGGCTTGATAAACCCTATGGCAGCATCCAATTCATCGCCAGCAGACCTTAGTGAAGGGTTCGCTTCATGGTAGGACATGGCATGCTGGTCTGTCTCATCACCTACGCAAATAACTGATTCTGTCTTAAAATGCTCCCTTACCGTGCAAAGGAACGGGATAGCGTCCTGGTGATGGTATGGCGCATGGCAATCACTAATAATGAGTGTAGGCTTCATTTAATCCTTTGTTAATGGCATATCGCATAGAGTATCGTAAAGCCATTGGGTATACATAAGAGTCTTATGAGCCTCTATATGTTGGGCGTCTTTCTTGCCAATGCGCCAAAGATACTTCATAGCCTGGCCTCTGCAATAATAGCAAAAACCTTCCTTGCCTAAAGCGGAACGGATCGCATCTATGCACTCGATATTACCATCATGGTAATAGCTAGGATTATGCGTTTCTTCTATCATCGTATACCCATAATCCGCTTAAAATCATCTACACGCCACCTACCGTATCTCTCATGCTTCGTAAGACGGCTCCTTAGCGCAGATTTAATCGTGCTTAGGCTGATATTGAAGTAGTTGGAAAGCTGCAATGGTGTCATATAGGTATTATCTAATGACTTTTCGTCTTTAATATCCATAAGCGTGCGCTACCTCATAAATTGTCGATACAGCATCTTCAGGACTATAAACGACATGAATATCCCCTAGCCAATTCGCATGCCATACCCTTTGAACTGGAGTAAGAGCGCCACCTGGTGATTTGACCTCTAAGAGTATATTGAGCATCTTATAGCCAACGAGAAGGTCAGGGACGCCTTTGCCGACACTTGAAAGCACCTGGACAGAAGCCCCGGCCTTACGAAGCGCCTCAACTACTGCTGGCTGTATGGTATCAACCTTTGCTGCTCTCATTTAATCCCTTCTGTTGGTATTTATGAATCTTATCGTTCTCGCAAAGTCTCTTGAACTTCGCGCTTTTCATATTCTTAAATGTGATGACTACACCTTCTGGTTTCATAAACCCAGGGTATAGGGTAGATCCAGACTTAATTAAAAGGTTAACTGTTGAATCAATAATTCCAGAGACAGGCTCACCAGTATATAATACTGGAACAACACAAACATCCTGTATCTGAATATCGCTTCGCCAGTATTCAAAACTTGCAAATCTACGGTCTGGTAGGTCATAATTCCTTTGGATCCCTTTCCCGTGGAATTCGCCATAGTGGTATCCTGGGCCTAGGCTCCTGAGATTTGCAGAACGCTCGTAAACCCATTCCCCAAACCCGAAATTATCCTTACCTTTGATCGGAGGGGTGCCGTCCTCATTCGTCAGCCAACGCTCCCGGCTGCCCGCCAGGACAGGCTTATCGGGAGTGTCAGGGACATAGATGATACCATTGGTGCCATCTATTTTTTCTGTGATCCAGCAGATTTCACTGGACAACCGTTGTATGCTAGGCCACTTGGCGAATTCTGGGTATGACATTAGAAGGGAGGTTCCTCATTGTTGATGGTTGGTGCAACATCAGTTGGCTTGCGTATATCAGCAGGCTTGCTTTCCACTGGTGCCGATTCCTGCTTCTCCATGCCTAGTAGCTGGACATTATCAGCGTCCAAGTTAAGGGACTGACCCTCAGTACCGTCCTTCTTCTTATATACAGACATATGCGGCTGTCCACGAACACTCACAGCACAACCCTTCTTGAGATACTGAGTGAAATTATCACTCTTAACCCAATAATTGACATTCCACCAAGTGGTGGTTTCAATCTCCTTCCGCTTACGGCTAACCGCAACTGCGAAAGAGATAACATAGCGTTCACCAAATTGCTTTGAATCGGCGTTACGACCTAGATGGCCGGTAATAGTGGCATAAGCGTCATTCATCATGGTATACTCCTTTAAGTATTGTTATAGTGGTTAGGTTGCTGTGGAGCGGTCCAATTGGCTGTTTGGCGCAACCACATCACCGTCCGTGAACTCACGGTACAGAATAGTGCCGTCGTATGGGTTAATGAGATTTAGCAGATACCGGCGCTCTAAGCAGCTACATGGCGATTCTTCCCCGAACGCCTTAGCCCTATTGCAATCACACTCCATGTTGCCTTCTTCCCAATACCAAATATGTGGTCCGTCATATCCATTAAAAATTGGCGCATCGACCTCCCGTTCAGTGATAGCACCATCACTGATACGCTTCAACCGCTCAACAACCACGACATAACAATCTATATCCCCGTGTGGGGAGCCATGCTGGTTGCTCGACAGATAAAAAAGGCAGCGCCCAACAAGGCGCGACAACCTAGCGTGGCAATGGTTGTTTTCGTTGATCATGGTTTTGCTCCCGACGGCTGCGCTTTGGCGTTTGGCGGATATGTGTTCACAATGGATACGGAAATATCGCGGCATTGATGGATTATTGATCCTTCAAGGTCAAGGTAGAACTTGCCGCCAACATACGATACACCGCAAATCACGGCAGATTTCCACGGTCTAGGCTTATCCCCGCACCATCCGTCAGGCGTATAGACCATCATACCAACACGCAGATGGTTGCCGTTGCAGTCTATTGCACTGTTTTGCATGTTCATTAGGTATGTAGGCACAGATGGCTCCATGAAGTCTAGGTGGCTAATCATAAGCGTTCTATTTTCTAGAATATAGAATAGCAAATCGCAAAACAAGGTGACGCAGTGGATCCAACTGTCTTGTGGTTTTCGTCGCTCATGTGGTTTTCTTGTCGGCTGCCAGGTTATCACTGGCGTTTGGCAGCAGGCGCAGCGCACGGTATAGCCGCGACATATGCGCCTCTTTGCTTTCGTAGTCGGTGGCGCGGCAACACTGATCTGCGACCTCTATAACATCAAGCATGGCAGGAAGGGCATTTATCACGGAAACAATCAAACGGGCCTCTGGCTTGTCTGCCCAAAATACAGACCCTATTGAAGTTTTTGCGTTGGCGTCAACCTCTATCCCGTCTAAATAATCAGAGGTTCTCCATTCATTTAATATCCACGGGGCTGAATATGTTGATCCCTTCAGCAATTCCCGAAGATGCCCAACAAGTTGATGCACCGGAGCCGCCGTCTTGTCGGTTTCGTCGCTCATGTGGTTTCCTTGTCGGCGTTCATGTCAACATTGGTACTTGCGCCACTAGATGCAGGCCAAGCATCATGCAAACGGAAAGCGTTGCCCTTAGTGCCATCTGGACGCCTTACTTCCCCAACTACCTTAAGCGATATTGAGGCACCAACCCAGGTCTTATCAATATTTTTCACCTCGCCAATCTTCTTCGCAATCGCACGCCCAACATTCTTGTTCAACACATACCCCTTAGCGACTCCTTTAAAGAAGATTACAGCCTTTTTAACCTTCTCTTTCTTGCCAATGGTAGGCACTTCCTGCATCTCAATACGCTCAATCTCGACTGCTGGCAGGATCGTGTCCACCTTGAAATCATCACTAGCCAAAAATTGGCTAGTTGATATGTCGGAAAGGTTCATAGGTCAATACCTCCTTCGTCATTGATGGAAGCACCTTCTGATGCCCACTCTGGCACGCAAAGGTCTTGCACTCCATAGGTTGCTGGGGAATTTTCTTCCAAGATATTCAAAGCATTAGTGTATAATTTTTCACCAAGAGACACCCATTCTTCGTCTAGGAAGTAGAAACCAGATGAATATGGTGCCACCTTCTCAACTGCAAGGATAGCAGCCCCTTTGAGTGGTAGGTTATTACATAGTATCCCATTTAAATACCATGCAATTTGCCCATGATACTTATATTTTAAAATCTCATTAGAAAAACTACCAGGCGAGGCGTTTTGAGTAGACTTTAGGTCTACCAGCCAATCATTATCGTAAATTCCGTCAACAAGTGCCTTGCACCGATGCTTACCGATATTCCATGTGAAAGCACACTCTTGGTGCGAAATCAAATCCCTATGCAACCCCTTAGCCGCTTCCGCCATTGCCATTATATCAGCCTTTTCTACTTCTGTAATCGCACCGGCCTTTGTGGTGGTCTTACCGCCAACCACTTCCCACTCACTGATAAAAAGCTCTGGCTGCAACACAGCATGGTGGAAGGCACGACCAAACTTGTATGCTGGCTTATCTCCACCAGTAGAAGGTGCATTGATATGGGCTGCTGTTTTGCCCAGTCCTCGCTTGAGCTTGGACCAATTGATTCCAGGTAGATTGTCGTAATCTTCCCTGCTGATGTTGTTGAAGATTGTCATATGTGTGGGTGTAGGTTAATGGTGGTGTGGTTGGTGAAAATCTTAAAACCTATCCATGCGTTTCCTGTGTGTCACTCAGTACGCCTAATGCTCTATTAAGGACAGTCCTAGCAATCTCAATCTGGTCATGGCTCTTTTTCGCTATGATCGCTCGGAAAACATCGTCTGGATTTGAGTTTTTATCCATGCCTAAAGTCTCAGCGGCAAGAGAGGCTAAATGTAAGTAGCATGTCGTTCTGGTGAATGGTTCGTTTGTAGGCATTCGTGTAGGTATTCTGGTGGTTAGGCCGATGGGGAGCCGTCTAAGACATTGTTAGATTCCTCTACCCATGCCAGCGTATCCAATTGAAGGATTGGGTCATCAACCGTATGCCCGTATTCGGCAATCCAGCATTCAGTCAATTCGCTCATAACATAATCGCCGCCCTTATATCCGGTAAATGTTGCACCAAGCGCAGACTTAGCATGCTCAAGCATGTCCCCGATTCGCGCATACTCTTTAGGCTCAAATGCAAGTTGGTCGTAATATCCACGATATGACATTGGCTTACCAAATCCGTTTTTCACAACGGCATCAGATGGCAGATTGGAAAGCAATTCGATTAAAGGCTTTAGTTCCATTATTTCTTTCTCCGGTAAAGGTTATAAATCTAACAAGGATTTGCACCGGAGCCGATGCCGCGATGGTTTCGTTATTCACTTGGAATCTCCTTGGGTATCGGCACAGTGATCACTGGCGTTTGGCAGACATGCCGTCCGTATATGGGCGATGAACGCAGACCATACATGGTTCCAGAACCAATCAGCGCAGTCCTTCTGCTTGTACCGGATATGCTCATATGGGCAGTCCAGACCCGTTATCTTAGCGATATCATCGGCTGACTCGGCTGCCTCTACCTGATCCAACAGATCGCGGGATTCTTCCCGGTTACAAAACCCATCGCGTCGATAGTCGATGATTAACCGCCGCAACTCGGCCTTGGTTGCATCCTCGTCGTATTCCTCCAGTGCGCGGCGATCGAATAACTTCTTCATGGTATAGGGACGATCCAGCCCGACCAGGAACAGATGTAGCGATTCCGGCCCTCGGCTGTTCCACCAATAGCAGCCGTTCAACTCGGCATGCCATGCGCAGGACACCGCGACATAGCCGGTTGATGGTTGTAGTGTGATGATGGCCTCGCGTCCAATCCTGTATACCTCCAGACCGGTCATCAACTCGACGGTGTAGCGTTTTGTGTCGGGAAGTACGGCAGATTTAGGCATTGTTTATCCTTCGTGTTTTTCGGTCTGGCTAACAATGATTTACACCGGAGCCGATGCTGCGACGGTTTCTTTATTCACTTGGAACCTCCTTGGTATCTGCCAGGTGATTTATACTATCTGATTCGCAATAAACAAAACCCTCGCCTTACGACCGCTTTTTGTCAACCTGTATTGCGTAGACTCAATGATCTTACCTTCTTCGATTAATTCCAATATCCTTGGCCGTACCGTATTCCCCGATATGCCAGTATGTATTTCTATTTCTTCCCTAGTTAACCCAGTCTCTTTATGTATGTTCATTTCTTGCATAATAGCCTGTCCAGCGTATTGAGAAATTAGCTTCATGGGTTCCCTTTGATTTAGATAAAATCACTCTGGCGCAATCCTCTTGCACCTAAAGGATTTTTGTTTAATGTTTCTTCATCCACCAAATCTGAAATAACATCATCCATTGCTGACTCTACATATTCTTCTCTATCCGCTTCGTAGAAAGCGACTAATTCCTGGTCTTTATCTTCCTCTGCCGCCCTCATAGCTGCATACTTCTCCGGATACTCCATCTTCCATTCATCCATAAGCATACGCTTCGCCTCGCGCTCTAGCTTGGCAAAATCTAGGTTTACTCTCATATGTGTCCTGGTATTTTAAAAATGTTCCATCTTTTACTAGAGGAAACCGCAACTTTGATTGTCCTGTGTGTCACACAAAGATTGCAGAATAAGCAATCGCTGGATTTCTCCAGTAAAGGATAACGCTTTCTCTAGGGTGTTTGTAGACCCATCATAATTAGAGCATTCTTTCTCTAATATGAGTATGTCTTCCATCACCTTTCGCATATTATAGCTAAACCGTGGGTGCATTCATAGCCCCTTTAAACACTGGGAGGAATTCACGGCAGCATATCACAGTAGCCTTAAAACGCAACCGGCCTTCCTTGTCGTTTATATTGTCTCCGCAAGCCGTCATAGCCTTAACCAGAGGCGGGCCAGTGAAAGACTCGTTAAGCCATTTATGCAGCTTTTCTCCGTTTAACAATGTGGTTGTCATCATGCTAGAAGACATATTATTACGCCGCTTCTCAATTTCCAGCCTGTAGAGCAAAGGTGAAAATGCGGCTGCATAAATCAATTCTTTGCAGTAATTACGCCAGCAAGCCTTATCAAGAATCCAATGCTGGGCGCTCCCTGACTTTGATTCGTCAGAATCTTCATTGTTAAATAAGGCTAAAACATCCTTGAAAAAGACCTTGCCGCCTTTGGGAAGCTCTACCTTCAATTTTCCTACCGCAGCGGTTACTTTCTCGGCTCCATGCTGCTTAATAAGAGCCTTCCAGCTAGATACCTCCCCGTCCTCGCCTGTCCTGGCGATAAAGATACAATGGTTCTTATTGCGCCATTCGTACCAGTCAAAAACTGGTGTAATTGGCTTTGGCGTGTAAACTTGGGAAGGATCGTCTTCTAGCTCTTGCATAATGATTCCTGTGGGCTTGGTTGTTTGGTGGGACATGATGGAATCGAACCATCGTTGCAGCTTTATAAGAACCGCATCCTGCCATTAGATGAATGTCCCGTTATAGCCTCATCCTTTGAATTTTACCAAATTGGTCAAAATAATCAACCCAAGAACAACCAGCACCAGAGAGATACGCTTGGCACAATTCGCATGGTTTGGAACATCCCCTAGACCCATCGCGCTTGTACCGCTGGACACTGATACCCCATGACCGCTTACGATCCAGCTTACCCCTGGCGAGCAATGCGGCACGGACCTCGGCATGCGCTCCCCTCTGGAAACCGCAGGCACGGAGCCTGCCAGACATTTCTCCCCAGCCCGTGATGTTCTCGGCAATGGATATTGCTTTACCCAATTGCCAGACCGTGGCGATAAGACGGTAATGGCGGCGGATAGGCTTCATTTGTTATGTCGCTGCGTGGAGGTATAATAAGCGTTTGGTGTATATATCGGTCTAATTCTAACTCGGTTTATAGGCCCACACGACTTCTTCATTCTCACCACTATGCAACCTATAGGTAGTGCCGTCAAACGATACAACGAATCCGCGTTCCCATAGTCTGTTTGATGGGGTGATATTAACCTTAAATTCGATATTGTAAAAACTCCCATGATAAGCCAGAACTGATGACCACACGGAGGACCATACTGAGTTACCCACAGATGCACGCACGGAGTCCCACATGGAGTCCCACACGGATTCCCACACGGATTCCCCCACGGATGACCCCACGGATGCCCGCACGGAGTCCCACACGGAGTCACCAACTGAGGCCCACACTAATGCCAACTCCCGCATAAGTTTCTTATCAAGTGCGGTTGGCTTAATAGCCTTTCCTCGTAGTGGATATGTGATTGGTTTTACGACCAGCGGTTTGACGATGCGCTTCCAATCTAGCTCATTGCACCATTTCTCCGCGCTGGCACGGTCATCCTCAGTGTTAATTTGGTCAACAGTGAAAACCCTAGTCAGAGGGTTATACTCATACTTGTTGTACTTGTCCTCCGCACCGTTCTTTATGAAGTGCTTAGCCAGCCAAGAGTGTGAATCCGCACCCTGGTTAGAATCTGCCTTGATTTCTCCTTTTAATATCTTCTGGCGTAGTTCCCAATCAGCGTAGATATAGGAACCATTGCCGTCAGACAAGAATGAGAAGAAATTACACATGGTGTTACTCGTTGTTAGTTGTGTTTGCGTGCTTCGTCTAACAGGCGCAAAATGGTTTTAAGGTAGTACACCGGGAAGAACTGGAGGCTACTACGGTTCTGTTGAATGTTGTAGATCATCATGGCCCTACAAGCGGATTCAATCTTTTCGTCCTCGGTCTGAGCCTTGGCTGATGGGTTGCAGATTTTAGTCATGGTTTCGCCACTTGTCGGCATCTTTGTCTTTGGTGTTAAATGCCAATGACAGCAATACATCACGGAAGCGAATAGGTGTCGCGTTAGCATCGCGCTTTGATAAGGTAGGCTTATTCGCAGCCTTGCCCCTCCTGTCTGGACACCCAACTTGATGCGTTCCTCTAGGACGCGACCAATCAAGGTCGGCTGGCTTAGATTCTCCGATATAATACAGCCATGTTGCCTTATTAGCCTTATGTCCATAGGCAGACTGCCATACTTCGCAGACCCATGCCGATCCAGCATCACCGCCTTCATTCGGGCAATGGTTCCAACGGAACGGGTCTGGTCGCGTCAGTTGAAACTCAGACCATGCCATCGATCCTTTGGGGTGTTCAAGGACTCCACCGTAATTCTTCAATGATTGCAACGCAGACGCGAAGCAGCCACCATCGTTTCCTGGGCGGTTGTGTTCTCCACCCCATCGCACATAATTTACAACTCCAAGGCGTCCCCATCACTGGCATGGCGGGTGCGCTATAACCGGATGCGGACCAGTATATTTCCTAGCGTCACGCTCGATATCCCACGGATCAACGCTTGGCAGATTGAAATAACATCCGTCAGTCTCGACAAACAGGGCGGCAACCTTGATTTTACCAATAGGCATCAGCGTAGTCACTTGTCGGCCTCCTGGTCTTTGGTAATGGGCAGACAGGCCAGCGCCACACGAAGCGCATCCTCCCGCATCTGGCGATCAGATTGCGGTGTGTGACATTGAAGGTCGCCATTAAAAAGAATCACCTTGGCAATATCAGCAACCGCCTGCAATTTTTCAACAAGCTCTAGGGTAGCAGCTAAACGATCCTCCGCTTCTACAGCCCTAACCGCCTCAATGTTTGCCCTGGTCTGGTGCCGCAATCGCTCTGATTCGACATGCGAATAAGCATATGCGTGCGGTAGAGACTTGTCGATGATAGTCTGCAATTCATTCAGAGAAGATAATATATTGGTGCGGATTATTGAAACCCGCTCGCCAAAATCAGTTTCGTTTACACTACTCATTAATTAGTCTCCTGTGATTCGGTCTGTTTATTGTCATACGCTCAACCTAGCGTACATGACTGACGATATGGCAACATCAATGGCCTTCTTCTTTGATAGACCAGGCTTGTCGTGCAATAGGTATGCCGCCAGGTTCCCCACTGTTATTTCAAATGGGGAGAGCCCGAATCGACCGCACTTGTCTCCTTCCTTAACTTCCTCTTTAGGAACCTCATTGCCAATTCGCACGGTATCGTCTGCCCCCTCTTGTGCGCTCTGTGCCATAGTAAGATATGCTCCTTAAACTCAAATGTATTGGGTAGGAAATGGACTCTCATAGCCAAGGCAGAACTTTAAGGTCACTGGGGATTTCTGCCCCTAGTGCCTTTAAAATGACCCTGGCGAGCAGTATAGCCTTCCGTATCGTTCGCATGCCAGCTATATGTCGTAGGTGTGCCAAACATCCTTATACGCAATAACAATGACTTACAGAGTGTTATGACAGGAAATGGCGATAATTAGTGTCATAAATGACATTTTTTGTCTCTTGTAACGAGCTTGAGAGTCTCAAAATAAGGTCATTATTGACCTATCTTAGAAAATATTTTTTTCGGCGTTGTAAATTATTGATATATAAACTACTTAGAGAATTATGACAATTTGATGACAAGATTTTTGTTGACAATTTTCCCTAGTTGGGTACAATAGCATTGAGTAAGATAGTTGGTACTTCCAAGAAACGGTTGCCTTGCTGCGGAAGATTAAAAAAGACCGACAGGTGGTCTGCGTTGGAATCTCCCGGCTGGGCCAAGCGTCCATAAGAGTGAAAATGGTTGGAACAAAAATAGGATCGGCTGCTACGGCAGAAACCCGGTGTATGGAGGCAACGAAGTTCCCCACGAACCTAAAGAAGCTGAATGGCTAACGCTCCTAGGTCTGAACGACTTGTATGGACGCTCCGAAGTTCCACACGAACCAAGAAGAAGCTGACTAGGATGCAGCCGCTTAGTACACTGGCTTGAACGCTCCGGACGCATAACCGCCCGCACCCTCGCACATTGCTCCCGTACGCAAGCCAAGGTCTATTATAAGTTTTTGAACTTTATAATTGATAGTAAAAAGGCATAGTCGTAGTGCGTTTTAAATAGGCCAGGGGGTAAAAAAGACCCACCCCCCCCTTAATAAGTAATTATTAGGCTTAAACGAAATTGATAACATCGTCTTTCGGGTGTTTCAAAATAAGACTCTGAGTTTATCACTGTTTATCTTAATGGTTAACAGTAACACGCTGATTTATACTACTATCAATAGATTGGGAAGATATAATTCTCTGTGGTATATTTAAGACTCATGGGGATATTAGAAAATTTCCAAAAAAGTTCAGTTTAAATTACTAGGATAAAAAATATTTGGGTGGCAATTAAAAACCAATCCAGGTATTATTGAATGACTTGGAAATACCGAAAAGTGAACGACCGGCAGCGCCGACCAGCTACCGACCTACCGGCACGACCGCCCGACCGCCCGACCGCCCGACCGACCGGCGACAGACTGGCGACAGACCGCCCGACCGCCATCCTGCCGATAGCCGACCGCTGCCAGACCGATAGCCGACCGGCGACAGACCAGCAACCTACTGCCAGGCCGATAGCCTACCGACCGACCAGCTACCGACCAGCTACCGACCGCCGACCGCCAGCCTACTTCCGACCGATAGACAACAAAAAACCCAAGACAGCAAGGGCCATCTTGGGTTTAAATTGTGATTTAAGTCTAGCGTTATCTAATCAATAAAACCTAGATGCCATTCTGTTCTGCCAGTGCGGCAAGCGCACTCTTGCACCGCTTCATCGTGACATGAAGCCTCTTACGCTTTGCTACTGCGTCGTTGAGCGTGGATTTGATGATTTCTTCCGTTGTTTTGTCATTGTCTGCCAATATATCGAGGGAAAAGGTCTGACCAATTATATACACATAGCGCGATGACCTAGTGACTTTCGGGCGTGAGTCAGTTATGATGGGAGACATATAGTTCCTTGTTGGTAGGTTTGTTGCAGGCGGTATGCGTGGAGTTGTTATAACGGTTCCTTTTGTTTGCGGTATTCTGGATCAAGCGGCGGGATAGGCGTCATGTCTTGACCAGGTTCCCACGACGGCGTATGCCAATATTCTTTACGGTCACGCACAAAACACTCTAGATGGTGTGCATGGTTAGGCTTGTTCACCCATTGACCACCTTCCCATGCAAACCAACGCCCCCGTGTGCGGGTTTTTGGCGCGGGGATTTGGTGCTTAATCTCGCGGGTTCCTTCCTTGTGCGTTTCTAGCTCAACATCACGGAAACCATACTCACGGGCTCGGATGAACCAACGCGAGGTGTTTCCCTTGTCGTAGTTACGCATGCCTATGGCTGGTTGTTTGTTGATCCAGTCAGGGCATAAAAGGCGTGATTGGGCATCGCTCGGCATCCAAGTGATGCGCACCATAAACGGTGCGCGATAGCTCGGATCTTCTAGGACTATTGCGAATGGTAGGTGCATGGGGTCAATGATTACCTTGTATGCGGGTTCGGGCATGGTTTAGCCTTTCATGGTTGGCGGTTGGTAACTTGTAAGCCCAGCCTCGCACGGTGCGGGCTGGGCGGTTGATCACCTTAGCGGATGGCTAGGAGTTTGGGTTTCATGGGTTAACCATTGATTCCAGGGTGCGGATTGCGTCATCCATGAGTTCAACTGGTTTGCAATGGACGGACCAGTATCCACAAGACTCAGCGCTCCCTTTCCAGTCCCATATAGCCAAGCAGACGCTTCTGCCATCTGGTAGGGTGATTTCGCCAGCGTAGGATGCTGCGACTTTGCTTGGATCGTCTTCGCAATTCGGTGGGCCGAGGACGGAGGCTACACGGGATACGCTTCCAAGTTTCGCCACACCCATGCGGTGGGAGCCGTTAGGGTGGGCAGTTGGTGTCCAAGTCGGGAGGGATGGCATGGTGGTTCCTTTCATTGTTTTCTGATTAACCAGTGATGCTACCAGATGCTCAAACCCCATCGGAACCGTGTCAACGCACGGCTCGTCTGTGTCACCTTTAGTGACTTCAATTGCAACGGTAGGGAAAGCGTTTGAGACTCGGCGGATAGCAGACAGACAGTCACGCGTCTGCCAGGCCCTCGGAAAGAGGATGGCTATGGATTGGGGGTTCATGTGTACACCTTAAAGTCAGGGTGGATGGGGCAGCTAGCGATTCGGACGAATCGTAGTGCGATAAGCATGACTCTACGTAATATCCTCATTATTTGAACCAAATCCTTACAGTTGATCGCCGTAGATGACGCTTCGCCCAATTTAAAGCCCTATCCGTATGGCCTTCCAGCCATGCTTCACCATTCGCATCACGGCCATACCAATTCCTCAAAGCGGCTGCAAGAACGGCGCATGCTGCAAGGCGGTATTCGGTGGGGAAATATTGACCGATTATATATTCACAATTCCCGTTTTCAAATTTTAACCTTCCACTGAAAGCGCGGAAAGAGTCCAGAAGTACCTCAGACGGCATAGATGAAAATTCTACCACCCACAACATTTCCCTTGCCATCCTCCCATCCTTTACAATTTGCTTACAGTCTTCAATGAAACTTTCCCGGTTTCCGTAATCCTGGGAGTCTATGCCGCTGCGTTGACTTATAAACCTATGTAGGGCGTAGATGATGATCTGGCGTTCCATGATTTAATCCTTTGCGCCATTGGCGCGGTTGTGTTGCCTATCTATATGCCATACCC